TTGTCTTTGAGTGTTTTGACTACTGTTTTTCCTGCGCGCCGCGCAGGCGGATTTCGTATTTCGGATTCGTTCTCTTCTTTTTCGTTGCTTTAAGCTGCACTGGTGTACAAGCAAAGCCGCGAGCCGACATTCGCATCCGCAGCCGAGGGCGCAAGAAGCGCGTGACCGCAGGCGAAGCCCGCAGACGCACCAAGATGCGCACTACCGCCGAAACGGAAAGCCCGCAGCCCATCTGCTTGATAGTAGTAGTCACAGAAATAGGTCGTGTCGCTCGCACCGACAGCTGTGCAGATGATGTCGCCGTACTCGCCGAACATTATCGACTTCACATAACCGTTACTCGACGCTGACACGCCTTTCAGAATATAGTTCGAGTTGATAGAAGAAGAGAAGTGCGAGCAGTCGCCGTCGTAGTCGTCGCAGATATAGACATTGTGGTCGTTGACGAGAATGCCGTCAGTCCATTTCCAGATGTGCCCGAACGGATTCTCGACACCGCGATATGACGGCACATGAACTGTCGTGTCGACAGTGTCGTAACCGCCAGCTGCGAGAACGTAGTCCACAACGCCAGTATGATTGCCGAGCGAATTCGTCACGCCGCACGGCACAACGGGATGATAGGCGTTGAACGTGTTCCACTTCGTGCCGTCGAGTGTCGTGACACCGTCGCCGAGACCGCCCTGATGATAGCCCTCTGTCGTGAGCTGCGCATTGAACGCTTTCTGCGAGTTCAGTGTCGCATACTCGATGACGAAAAGCCAGTAGAGCTGTTTCTGAATGCGATAAGTGTTGCAGTTCCACTTCGTGCCGCGATTGCGAGCGTAGGTGCGGAAGTTCGTCAGCGAGATTTCAGTCGCAGGCATGCCGAGCTGCGATTTCGGAAGCTCGTCCCAAGACGACTGATTGCCGCCGCCGCGATACTGCGCAGAAGTGTTGACGACAGACGCGAGCTTCGAGTTCGTTCTGTCGAGTGCAGCTTCGTATGCGCTGACGTATGCGTTCTGCCACAGAGTGAAGCCAGGCAGTTCGTACTGCGAGACGAGAACGCGACGCTTGTTGCCGTCGCTCTCGAAACGCCAGTATTGATTGCCGAGTTCGACCATGACTTGACCGTCAGTGCCGTCAAGAACAGATGCCGCACCGCTGTCTTTGACAGCAGTGTTGCTGTCGCCGCAGTAGTAGTTGACATGACCGTCGTCAGCGACGAGACAACGCTTCAGCATCTTGTGAACTGGCAGTTCTTGATGCAGAGACATGTCGCCGCCGATGCGCGTCACAGCGTCGGGATTCGACACAGATACGTCGAACTCGACACCGTAATAATGAGTGTAGGCGAAAGACGGATTGCTATCGCCCAGTCCGATGATAAGTCCCATAGTTTAGTACCCCCATTTGAGATTAAGGTTTGACAATGACGCATTCTTCACGATGCGCTTAACAATTTCGGGATTCCAACCCGATGAGAACTGCGTCGTCACAGTCTCGTCGTCAGCCATGCCCGCGAGCTGAACTTCGAGAGTGACGGGTGCAAGATTCTCATTCTTGATGTTGAAGCACACGCCGTTCGACAAGCTGAAGTCAGCTGTCGTCAAGTTGGTTATGCTTCCCATTCGTCCGATTTGTGCGGAAACTTGCTCTCCGCTTCGTGTTCCAAGCATGATTAATCTGTTTTTGTTATACTTATGTTAATTGCCCGTAGTCTATTATGTTACACGTTACTTTCCCACGGCAAGTCTGGAATGTTGATAGTCTTACACTTTCGTTGTGCGCAGTCTTCATACGATATGCCGTTGATTTTAGACTTCAGTGTATTGATTGCACTTCTCAAAGCCGCAATTCCAGTTGTTTGACTGTTCAGCTCTGTCGACAAATCCGATACATCTTTGCGCAGTCCGCTATTCGCGTCTTCACCGACAACAGTGTCGATGTCTCGAACGCTGACAAGCGTGCCGCCGTTTGTGCGAGTGAACTTCATTTCGCCAGTACCGAGATTGACGAGAGCGCGACCTCTGCTGTCACGTAGAGAGCCGCCGTTGATGCGATGTGCGTTTATCGGTACAGTATCATTCGGAAGCGTCGTGACTGGTCGCAGTGCGATGACACGCGTCGATTCGCCGCTGATTGTCTGTTGCTCCGAAAGCACTCCTACTTCGATGTATTTATCTTCTGCCGACAGTTTTTCAGCTGACAGACAGACTTTTCTCTCGTCTGCATTGACATAGATGTTGTAAGACTTCGACACTTCAAGCGGTTTGCCGTCTACATCGGTGTTAATGGCATCTGATACAATGTCGATGTCGCCGAGAATATCGTTCTGATACAATCCAGCTTCGATTTTCAGCGAGTCACTTTCAAAGGTCAGCTGCGCAGAGAATCGTTCGCGAGCGAATCGAGCCGACGGCGACAGCTTCGACGGCGTTACAGCACTATCATTGAGCATTCGCGAAACGATGAAGTTGTTGCCGATGCGAGCTGCACGAAGATAGTTGTTGTCGTCGATGATGAGAGTGACACGCCCCGCTTGATTGCCGACATTGATGCGAGTGTTGCCGTAGAGCGCAGTGAGTGTGTCGAGATACGCAGAACGTGACACGCTATCGAGAATGAGATTGCCGTCTGCGTCGATGATGCGAATGTCGCCACCGACGACAGAGCTTGCAGGAAGATTCACGTCGCCGTATTCGAGAGCGAGCGTTCGTGCTGAACGCTGTCCGACAAAACGTCTCGACGGCTTCGACAGCGTGCCGATTTTGAAGTAATAATAGTTTACGTCTCTGCGTGCGAGAGAAAGTGTAACTCTGCGCTCAAGGACGTCGAGATTGTCTTTTATGAACAGTTCAGACGAGTTTACTGGAATGAGTGTTCTCAACACTGGCTCGAAGTATATCTGCGCGTCTTGAGTACGCTTCGACGCTTTCACGAACACATTGTATTCATAGTGTGTCGAGAAGTCTGTCTTTATTCTGTCGTAGAGCCGCCAAACACGTTTTCTTCCAGTCAGCGTCTTGTTTGTGAACAGACCGTTCGTGATAGACACTGTGTTGATGTTGTAAGTGTTCGTGCTTGTGTTGAAATTCGGTGTGAACGTGCATGTCAGCGTCGTAGGCTGCGAATTGCTGTGACCGCCGCCGATGTCGTCGATTGCTATGACTTCATTGTTGTTGATGTCGTCAACCGAGAGCGTGTTAGGGTCGCGCGGCTTGATGTCGCTGATTTCGACAGTCACTTCGTCTGTCAGCAGATTGCGATAGTATCGCGTGACTTTAATCCAAGCGTTGATGCCGAGCTTCGTGTCTTTGATGTGAATGTAGTCACCGCAGAGAACATGAAGACCGCCCGAATGAGTGCGCATAAGATAGATTCTGTCGAAGTCGATGCTGTATCGTGCGCAGACCTTTGAATGCTCGTCGTAGTATTCGTTCGCGCGCTTCGCGAGACGTTGCTCTGCTCCTTTCGGTGTGTCAGCGTGCGCCGTCGACGGGTCGTTCACGAACTCATACGGCATGATGATGTCACTGATGACATATTCGTCGTCCACAGCAAACTGAAATGCCGCGCTGTCGGGGTCGGGAATCGTCTGTTCAAGTATCTCGTCGCCCTCGTTGACGACAATCGGGTGAATCGTGAAGACATGCGTGTCAGCATCGTAGTCGTCGAGCTGGAACGAATAGCCCGCGAGATTGCCAGTGTTGAACGTGATTGTCGCATGACCGTCGACGATGTATTTGCGTTCTTTGCCGACGATGTCGTCTGTGAAGAGCTGCTGCACTGTCGCGTCGTTCGGGTCGTAGCCGCGCATCGTGCAGAACTCTGTAAAGTCGTCAGCCTGCCAGTATGCGAGAATGTCGAAGTTGATATTCGTGTCTTTGAACTGACAGCGATTGCTTGAGAAAATCTGTGTGATTTTCGACTTGCAGTGCGGCTTCTCGTCCTCGAAGATGACAATGCCCTCTTTCAGACCGAACTGCGCAATCTTCGTCTCGTTCTCGATGTATGAAACATTGCGTCTGTTGACATTCGGGTCGTCGCCAGTGTACGGCAGACAAAGACGCGTGTGAGGGTAGCCCGTAGGCAGATTCTCACTGCTACCATAGACAAAGAGACGTGTGATTATCTCTTCGCTCGTCGTAGCTTCGCGCCGTATGCTGTAGAGACCTTTGCCGCGACCGTATTCGAGACGAAGCGACGTGTTGTCGCCTTTCTCGATGATGTTGATTGTCTTGACATTGTTCTCTTCGACGATTCTGAACTGCATGTCGTATGCTTCGCACATCGTCTGAAGAGCGACGAGACAGTTCTGTTCTGTGAACTGTTCTGTGATGACATCTGTCTTGTCGGGACACTCGCCGAGCGCCCACTGATTGACGTAGACGCGATTCGCGTTGTCGACGACCATTTGAGCAAGCTCTGACAGTGTCGCAGTGAAGTAGTCGTCTTTCGACGTGTCAGGCAGCAAGAACATACAGTTCATTAAGTCATACTTCGCGCTCTCGAAGACAAGCGTGTAGACAAACAGCTCTCTGTCGTCACGAACGACTTGCGGCGCTTGATTCATTCTGTATTTCAAGCCGTCGATGATGATGTAGTCGCCGACAGTGAAATCGATGCTCACGATAGATTCAACGGTCACGCGCACAGTCTCTGAAGCCATGAGAAACTCTTCAAACTCTGCGCTGACAAGTGCGCAGCCGCTCGCACGATTACGAAGCGAGCTGCGCACAGTGTTGTTTATCTTATAGACTACAATCTGTTCCATACGATGATTGCATTTGTGCTGAACTGTTTGATGTCTTCAGTCTCGCCGACGATGACGATGAAATACTCGCCGTTCTCCGCGTAAGTGTGCGTCAGCGTAAGTGTGCTGTTTTCTTCGGTGGTGACATCGTAGTTGACAGTGCCGTCACCCCAGTAGATGTTGACATACGAAGAGACTTCGAGTGTGACAGTGACTTGTTTGTTGTCGTCGCCAGAGACGTACTGCTTCAGCACGCGCTTCACTGGGCACGGCTCGACGAGCTTCAGCTTGAATGTGCCGACCATGAGACTGTCGTTCCATGTCTTCGACACGTCGAGAGTGTCTTTCAAATATACTTCGTACATCAGCGGCTTCACTGGATGCACGTCGACATGCAGTCTGTTTGTGCCCGCGATGTAGCCGCCACCAGCGAATGAAGCACCGCCGCGACGGTCGAACAGCTTCTCGAACTCAACGACGCGCTGAATGAACTCGTTTCTTCCGTTTGCTTTGATGAAGCAGTTCAGCGTTATCTCTCGCGGCTCGACGAACTTTCTGTCGATATAGACTTGCTCGCCATGCTCGCGCTCACGCGACACTGTGATAGGGCTCTTCAGCTTCGGACGATTCAGCAGACCCTCACTGCCGCTGACACAGACACCGAACGCGTCTTTGATGTTGATGCCGTCGATGTAGTACGACGGTTGTTTCAGTGTCGACAGCGCGTCGATGATTTCCGACTGCGTCAAAGCGTCGTCGTAGACTTTCACGTCGTCGAGAAGTCCGAGACCATAAGTGACGTAGACATCTTGATTGATGCCGAATCCAGCGAGATTGCGCGCGTTCGTGAACGTGTGAACGACTTGAGCGTTGAGATAGACTGTGAAGAGAGAGCCGTCGCGCACGATTGCGATGTTGAGCCAGCTGCCAGCGTTGACAGCGAGACGATAGTCTTCAAAGCTGCCGTCTGTGAACTTGAATATGAAGCACAGCATCTTCGGAGTGCCGACTTCTATCTCGCCGACATTGATTGCGGCGAGCATTGAGAAGTTATGTGTCGCGAAGTTGAACTGCATGTCGTTTCCCTCGACATCGACGTGACCGTTGCCGTCGAAGTGAATAGCGTTGCCGTTGCGTCCTCTGACGAAGTCTGCATCATGTACAGTGCCGTCCGCACGGCTTGCACTGTAGTCGTAGGCGATTGTCGCGCCGTTTTGCTCGTCGAAAGGCAGATTGAGAATGATATTTGCCATGATTGATGTGTTTTTTATTGATGAATGATTCTGTGCTGATATGCACCGCCCGACGCTGCGCTCTCGATATTGCGAAGTCTGTTGTCGATGCTGCGCAGATAAGCCGTGTCGGTCTTGATTGCGTTCAGTGTCAACAGCTGCTGACGAAGCATGTCGTTCGCTGCGACTTGATTGACGCGCATCGCGTTCATCTGCCCGCTGATGATTGATGCTGTCGTCTCTGAAACAGTCTTCACTGCGCCCGAAAATGATGTCGCACCGCCGTCTTCTTCAGACCAGATGTTGAAGCCATGCTGTGCTGCGAGGCGTTTCCAGTCCTCGCCGAACTGCTGCGCAGCGTTCATCATGCCCTCGCTCTGATTGAAGAACTCTTCGAGTGCTTTTGTCGCGAGTTTTTGCGCTTCGACTGGGTCTGCATTTGACGTATATATACCTTCAAGCTTTTTCTGAAGCTTGTCGAACTCTGTCGCGAGAAACAGTTCGTACATGAGTTGTTCACCGATTGCTTCGATAGCTTTCGAGCCTTTCTGCTTCCATGTTTCCCAAGCGTCGCCGCCATGAATGATTGCGTCTGTCAGCGATTCGATAGCGTCGTCTGCAAGATAACCGAACACTTCTTCGATGTACTCGCGCAATGCTTTGATGTTCTCTTCATATTTGTCGTGCAAATCGATAGCGTTCTGAATGGCATCACGCTGTTCGTCTGTCAGCAGTTCATACGATTCAAGAAACGCGCGCGCATTCTCTGCGTTGAAGCTGCCGTCTTCGTTCCATAGCTGGGGGGCAACATCTGCGAGCGACTTATATTCTTCATCTTGTCCGAGAAAGAATCTTTGAGCCCAGTTCGGGTCATTGGTCGCGACTTGCATTCCCTGCAAAGCCGTCAGACCTCTGTCGATTGCATCTTGCTCGCTGAGCTGCGACCACATCGACATGAAGCCACGCTGAAACCAGCCCCAATCCTCACCCTCATACGAAGCGTTTACTGCTGCATTGTAGTCGTCGAGTGCTTGACGCGCGTATTTGATAGCGTCTGTCAACATCGCGAATCTGCGAATGCCGAAAGCGTTGCTGTAGTTGTCTTCATTCAGTGTGATGTTCAACAGCTCGACTTGTCTTCTGAACTGCTCAAGTGCTTTCTCTGTTTTGTCTGCCGACGAGGTTGCGTTGAACAGTGCTTCGGCAAGTCCGTTGATGAGCGTGATGCCGACAGAAACCGCCATGCCAATCTCGCCGCCCGAAGCGAAGCCAGTCAAAGCAGACGATATGATTTGAGACATGCCCGAAATCTGACTGCCGAGATTCTTGATGCCGCTGTCGTCGATGTTCTCACCGAGTTCGATGAGCTGCTGACCGAGAGAGCCGAGAGCACCGACAGCTTCGTTCGCGCCTTTGATGATGTCGCTAATGCCGCTCGCCTTGAGTGCGTCTGCTTGGTCTTGTGCTGCTTTCTTCGCTGCTGCGTCAGTCTCTTCTGCTGCTTTCTTCGCAGCTTTCGACGATGCAGAGAGATTCTTGAAGCCTTGAATGAGATTCGCGAACGGGTAGCCGCTCTCCGAGTTTATCTTCATCTGAAGCTCAAGAATTTGGTCGTACAGCTCTTTCAGGTCTTCGGGCGACTTCTTGAGCTTGTCGGCGAGTTCTTTGCTCACTCCGACGGGCAATTCAGTCGTCTTTCCCTCGACATAGTCGCGCAGTTGCTCTGCGTCTCTCAAGATGCTCTTCAGCATCTGCTTCGACATTTTCTGTGCATTGTTGAAGAGAGCTTGATATGCGTCTGACGTTGCAATGAGTGTCTGAAGCTCTTTGTCTTGAATGTCTTTGCGCTCCTTGTCGTATGCTTTCTTTCTCTCTTCGAGCGCAGCAGTGAGACGAGCTTTCTCTTCCTCTGTCGCAGCGTTCGCGATAAGAAATTCGAGAGCTTTCGCGTCGTCGAAATATTTCTTGTCGATGTCTACAAGTTGGTCTGCAAAAGAGCGATACTGATTCAATAGCGTTTTGACACGCTCTGTCGCATTAGAAGATGCTTCATTGAGTGATGCTTGCATCTTCTTTCGCATATCTGCATCGACAGTCTGCCAAAATTGAACAATATCATAGTATTCTTCTTGAAGCTCATGCAAGTGGAATCCGTCCTCTGCACCATCGCCGACATGAATAACAAGCCCAAGTCTGTCTGCGTCGAGAATGTTCTCTGCGCCCGACAATTCGTTATAGACATAATCGTCAAGTTCTTCTGGTGAAAGTACGTCACCATTTGGCAGTATTGGCGTAATAAGCAGCTGTGTCTGAACACCATTCTCGAAGATGTCTTCGTCGTACAGACTGCTGTATAGTGTTGCGATGCCGTCACCTGCTTCTTCCCAACCTTTTTGGATGAGATTCTGCGCGTCAATCATTTTTCGGTGGAGCAAATCGACATTACCGTTGAATTGCTCTTCCATTTCTACTCCAAGCTGTTTCAGTCTCTCTTTGTCCTCTTCAGACATTTCGACAGTTGGCTTTTCGCCATCTTCAAGTTCCTCGCGCTTACGCTTGATGATGTCGAGCATGTCGACGAGAGACTGCGCACCCTGAATTTCGCTCTGAAGCTGTGCTTCAAACTGTGAGAGAACAGTCTCTTTCGTTTCCTGCGCGATTTGCTCGTTGAGAACGCGCATCTGTGCAGCTTGCTCTTCTGTCGCTTTGTTGCTGCCGATTGCTTCGATGAGAGCTGTGCGCTGATTCTTCAGATAGTCGAGATAATTGTTTCCCTGCTGAACGAGGTCTGCGAACTCTGTGCGAGCTGCCGCTTGTGTGTCTTTGTCGCCGCTGTTAATCCATGCGTAGAACTGTTCGTAGCGCGCTTTCGTCGCTGCGAGCTGCTTGCTCAATGTCTGCTCGGCTGTCTCTGATACATTCTTTGTTGTATTTGTGACTGTCGTTGTTGCTGCGTTATTTGCGGCTTTGATTCCAGCATTCTCAAGTTCTTTTGCAGCTTTATTGTTCTCGTCAACAATTTGCTGATAAAGATTTTTTATCTCACTCTTCAGATTTTCGACCTTTGTGCTTGCTCTGTCGTATGCTGGGTTATCTGTCATGTATGACGTGTAAGTACCAGTCGAGCGATGAATAACCGTTCTCTCAATCTGCTTTGGTGTGGTTTCGAGGTCTGCTTGAGCTTTCAGCAGTTCTTTTGTCTTTTCTTGTGCTTTCTCATTGAGAGCCATTGCTTTTGCTCTCGCCATTTGAGCATTTACAAAAGCATCTGTGTTGTTAATCAGAATATTTTCTGCATCCTTTACATTGTTGACTTCGACACCGAGGTCTTGAAATGCTTTTTTGTTTTCGTTTACAAACTTCTTCTTTTTCTCAAGGTCGTCGCCGAGATTATTCCACTGAACTTGCAGTTCTTGAAGCTTTGAGACTGGCTCTGTAGCCCCTTCTGCAATTTTTGTGTTCATTTCGTCGATAGCGGCACGCGTCTCTTTTATTTTGCCGATTACTTTTGTAATCATTCCAATAAGCAATCCAGCTCCAGCCAAAATCCACCCGATGCCAGGAATAGACTTGATTGCAGTGCCGAGAAGCTTGAATGCTCCAGCAGTACGCGTCGCAGCAGTGCCAGCCGCAGTTGTCGCTACCGCCTGCGCATTGCTCACGACAATCTGCTGCTTGCCGATTGCAGTGTTCAGTCGTTCGATGTTTCCTTTCGCTGTTATCTTCGCATTGAGCGCGTCGATGCCGCGAGCGTTCTTCAAGTCTGCGAGTGTCTTCTGCTCTGTCGCGAGCTTCGACTGAAGCAGAGCAAGCTTCTCGCTCTCGCGCTGGAGCTTGTTCTTTGCGAGTGCAGCGGTGTTCTTGTTGACGGCTGACGTGTTCGTGTTCTTTGCAGCTGTGTCGACAGTCGTAGATGCTGCCGACTGTGCGTTCGCTTTCGCTTCGACTTCGCCCCACCACTTTTTGATGTTCGCGAGTGTCGTAAGTCTGAACGCGCTGTCTTTGTTCAGTGTCTGCTGAACTTGTTGCAGACCAATAGTGATAGCCATGACAGACTGAAGCTTCGTCATGACCTTTTGCAGATTCTCGTTCTCGCCAGCGAAGAGTGAGACAGCACCAGTGACTGCGCTGAAGCCGCCCATGAGACCCGACAAGCCGTTGATAACGCCAGCGATGCGAGCTTCGTCGTTCGAGAGAATCTTCGCTTGCTGTGCGAGGTCTGCTTGCACGTCGGACAGTTGTCCGAGTTCGTCACGCAGCTCTGCGTATCTACCAGTGTTCTCGTCGAGCTGCACGCCCTCTTGCTGCGACTGGAGAACGAGCGCAGCCATTTCGTCTTTGACTTCTTTGATGCGCTGCCTCAGCGTCGCTTGAGCGTCGCTGTTCTTTGTCATTTCTTCGCGCGTCTCGCGAAGCTTGACAGTGTTCTCTGCGATGACCGCTTTGCGCTCTTCGAGTTCTGCGTTCTCTTTTACGAGAGCGTCTTGCTCTTTGAGAAGAGCATTGACAAGCTGCTCTTTCTCGTTGGCGAGAGCCGTGTCACCCGAAGACATTGCAGCGGCATATTCGTTGCCGAGGTCGATAATCTTCGCAGCGTGTTCTTGTATCTTCGCTGTGTTCGCGTCGATAGCCGACTGTATATTCTTGACTGCGTTGACGACACTGTCTTCCATGCCGTCGAAAGCTTCTTGCATTATTTCGCCCGCGCTCGCAGTGCCGTCAGAGAGACCCTGCACGCGCTTTATTGTTTCTTCTATTGCAGCGACTATCTGCGAGTTGTCGAGTGTCGCTGTGAAGTCGAGTTTTCCACCGTTTACGTCCATGTTACAACATGCTGTTTATATAGTTAGCAACATCTTCTGCGTTCTCTGTCGTCAGTTCAATGCTTTTGTCGTCGCCGCTGTCTGTTCTGTATTGCGGTGCGTCGAGCATCATCTTCTGAACTGTCGACCATGCAATGCCCTCTTGTAAGTATTGATATGTCCAGCCGAAATGACTGCATATCGCGCCGCGTCGACCGTACGGCGAGTTTAGTCCTCTATTCGACGCGGCATCGTCTGTCGGTCGCCCTGAAACAATCGAATAGAGTTCGTAAAATCCCCAAGATTGCAGACGAGCTGAATCAGCGTCGCGAGACGAAACAGCTGCGACGGTTTCAGTCTGCGTTTGAACAGCTGCGTCAGCTCTTTGTGTCGCTGCGTGTCGGGTCGATAGACAATTCTGTTGTCTTTCGTCAGCATCGGTGCTTCGTACTCTGACCCGATGACAGCGTATGCGATAATCCGAGCGCACTTTTCCGCGTTCTGGTGAACTTTCTTCATTTCTTTGTTCAATACGTCATCAGACATCATTTCAGCGTCAGAGATAGCGAAATCGACACTCTCTGAAGCAATGCGGTCGAGAGTGCCGAGAGACGGCTCTGCGATAGAGAATCGCTGACGCTTTGTGACGATGCTGTGACGTTTGAAGAATATAAGATGTTTTGTCGTCTCAACCTGCTCGACATCGACCTCGAAAGAGATTCCCGCGTTGATGAGACGATTCAGTTCGTTCTTTTCTTTATATAGCTCGTCGAGCTGTTTCTGCTGCTGTGCGTCCATGAGATTGTGTTGTTATGTTAATAAAGGGGTACGGCACGTTATAAACCGCACCCCTTTTCCGTCATCCGATGACGATGATTTAGCCGTTCGACTGGCTGGCAGTCTTCGGCACAGCTTGGAATGGCTTGCCACTCGACACTGCGCACGGCGTGACGGTGAAGTCGACGAGGAAGATGCCCTGCGAGCTGGCTTCGTTGTTGATGACGGCTTCGATGTCGCCATTCGGAATGTCGAAGTTCAAGCCCTGCTCGCTCTCGACGTGAATGGCTTTGTTGGCGACGACTTCAGTGCCGTCGTAGCCCCACTTCGGAGCTTGCTCCGTTCCGATGTTCGAGCCACCGATGTAGTCGATGAGCATCTGCACATCGGCATTCATGATGCTGAACGTCAGCACGGGAATCTTCTTCGATTTCTTGCGCACTTCGGGAGCGGCAGCGCCCTCTTCAAAGTGTTCAGTCACGTCAGCTGCTTGCTGCTGGATGCGGCAAGTGCCCTTGTAGGTTTTGCCGATTTTCGTCAGCTGTGCAGGCATAGTGCCAGCTTCGGAAGCAGTACCGACTTTGATTTCAGAAAGACCAAGTGTAATCATTGTTTTACTGTTTTAATTGTTGTTAATCGATTTGAATGTTCCAACGAACACGAATGTTGACGCAATGCTGATTGATTGACGGCTCGTCGACCACAGTGTGCGATTCGCTTACGAACTTGAGACCAGTTATGCGAGCATCGCGCAGAGCTGCACAGACTGCTTTCGAGAGCGTCGACAGACGCTGCGTGTCTTCTACAAGCATGTCGCGTCCGTTGATTTTCTTCGGCTTGTCTGCGACGTATATGTTGACATTCGATGTCGCTGTCTGCGGCAGCTCGTCGGCAGTCAGAGCTATTACGTTGATGACAATGTCTTCAGATATGCTGTCAACGGGTCGCGTGTCGTTCTTGTAGATGCCGCCATTGTTGCCGATGTTTGCTTCTGCAAGCACGCGATACATGATTGTATTGAGGTCGAAAGTGTCTTTCATTATTCAGCTGCTTTTGCGATGTCTATTTTCAGTTCTTCAAGCATCTTCGGCAGTGTCTGCTCTGCGTGCAGTTCGGCTGATGTAAGCACGTCGCGACCATTTTTCTCAACATGAATCGCGTAGTTCATTCCTGCCACGACAACGAGTGCATAGCCAGTCGTGCTTTCGCCTATCTGTTTGCAGAACTGCATTCCCTGCTCTGCACCGTCGTACACGTCGCCAGCTTGCGAATTGCGCGCGCTGACTTGCTCAAATGCGCTCCCGCTGATTGGCGAGCCGTCTTTGAATATCATGTAGCCGATGCTTGAACGCAGATTTCCCGTCTGGTCTTGCCAGTTTTGCGGGTGTTCGCTCCGCGCACGCGTGACACACTCTTCGCCGAGCTTTTTCAACACTTCAATCTGCTTCACTTCGACCTTATCGAAGAAACGATTGAAATGCGCGCGCATGTCGTCGACAGTGAATCCCGCTTTTATAGCCATAGTCTATTGTGAAGTTGACCGTTGTCGAATTTCAAGCATTCGCCACTGACGCGAAGCGACGTGCGAGCTTCGTCATCGAAGACTGCGACTTCTTGTCCCTCGACGACTGATGCGCTGTCTTTCGGCAGCTGTATCAGTGACGTGTAGACGATGAAAGTGCCGTTGCCGACTTCGAGCTTCGAGCCGCGTCCGTTCGTCTCTTCCCTGCACATCGAAATGAACGTGTACTGCGCTTCACCGCCGACAAAGTCGCCGTCAGCGTTCTGCGTTGCAGCTTCGCTCGTCAATGCGAAGAGATAGTGTGGGTATTGCTTTACCATAGATTTGACTTGTTTCTGATACGCGGACGACTGAAAAGCACGTTCTCTTCGCCCAGCTCATTGCAAAGCGCAGAGTAGTATGCTTTCACTGCGTCGAGATTCCACGATATGGAATAGCCGCCCTCGGTGACATTCTGCATCGCGCTCTTCAGAACGACAGACATGCGAGCATAGACAGCTCTGTCGCAGTTCTTCATGTCGTCGCTCGAAGCACAAGTCGCTGTGCCGTTGATGTCAGCTTTCAACAGAATGATGTCGATGTCGTCTGATGTGATGTCGAGACCATTCAGTGTTTTAGTCAGATATTCCTTGTTCGTCATTGTGATTGCGTTTGTAAGTTAGTCGGGGCGTTGTGACGCGCCCCGACATTGAGTGTGTCCGTTTAGTTGATGTTCCAGCTGGTGTTGTTGACCTGCATGAGCATCGAACGCCCTGCGAGATTCCAAGCGGGGAACAGATTGGCAATGCCCTCGGTGACTTCCTTGACGGGGCTCTCTTCAGAATACTTCTTGATGAGAGTGTGACCGTGCATGACCTTTTCAGCCACGCTGCCAGCCATCTTTTTCGCGTCAATGGGGGTCTTCCAGAACGTGTTGCCGAGAACTTCACTCTCGCTGAAGAGAATGACGTTGTCGTTGAACGGGTTGCCAGTCGAGCGAGTGCCGTCAGCAAGCTCAAGAGTGATTTCTTGGTCGATGATGACGAACTTCAGACCGTGGAACAGTTCGGGCTTACGGTTCATGTAAGCGTTCACGTTGGCGACAGACGGAGTGTCGTTGATAGGAATCGCGTTCTCGAACACGCTTGCGCAGCGTTTGATAGTCTCGTCCTGCTGGGCGAGAAGCTCGAACGTGGCAGGGTTGCAGAATGCGACCTTGTAGGTAGCGCCGAAATTGGCCTTGCCGTACTTCAGCACACTGGGAATGTCTTTCGAGAAAGGCTTGCCCGAAGTGCCAGCGGCATAGGAAGTGTTGACACCGACTTTCTGCCCGCTGGCGAGCTGATAGTCGACGTCCTGCTTCGTGACGACGGCTGCGTTGTTGGAAGTGGTGAAAGACACCTTGCCGAGAGAGATTTGCTTGAGAGCAATCCACTCCGTACGGCTGGCAACGCCAGTCCATACGAACTCGGTGTCGTTTGCCCAAAACTCGACGAGCTGCTGCAAGTCGGCATCGGTCGAAGCCATAGCGACGGCGATGTCGTACTCGGTCAGTTCGTCTTCGAGCATTTCGCGCGACACGGCAATCTTGGGAATATTGCCCTCGATGCGAGCGATAGCTTCGCGAGTTTTGCGGGGAATCGTCGAGCCGCGAGAGATAACGTCAGCGGCAATGTGCAGACCAGCGACTGCTTCGAGCATTTTCCAAGTCAGATTGTTGGTCTGCTTCAGGGGGAACAGACGAGGATAGTAGAAGTCGTTCAGATTGTAGTTCCGCACGACAGCTGCCATGTCTTTCTCGTTCAGTCCGCGCATAAGTGATTTCTGCATAATCTACGAGATTTTAATGGTTAGACATAAACGACCGTCTTCAGTGCGGTCTTGATTGCGGTGCTGACAGCGGGTGCGCTGTCTTCCTTGACGACGGCAATGAGCCATGCGTCTACGAACAGATTCTCGCCAGCGACAACGTCGTAGCTGCTGCCAGCTATAGCGACGGGAGTGACGGCGAGAGTGGCAGCGCCGCTGTTGGCTTCGATGAGTACGTTGCCAGCAGTGAGAGCTGCGCCGAGCGTGGTGCTGACGGTGATGACATCGTAGCTGGCGTTCGACTTGTCGATAGAAGCGATGGTCTGCGCGTTGGCAGTGCCGTTGCTGATTTTGTCACCAGCGAGGAAGTGATGACCCTTGGCGACCTTGATAGCGGTTGCGGAAGCGGAAGCATTCTCGCTCACGACGGCAGTTTTCACGACGAGATAGAGACCGTCAGAGCCTTTGCCGAGCGGAGTACCCTCTTTCAGAGCTGCGCCGCCGAGCTTCGAAGTGTCGATGCCGACACCACCAGGAATGTCGGCTACGCGATGAAGAATGCACTTCGTAGCGCGAACGTCGGCTTCCCTTTTGATTTTAAGCATTCCCATTGTTTAGGTGTTTTTTGATGTTTGACTTACGTTTAGAGTGTTTTGCCTGCGAACTGATTATTCTCGTCTTTCTTCTGATTCTCGATGTAACCAGCCACAGCGGAAGACACGCCGTCAGTGTTCTTTTTGTTGAACATCGGCGCGCCATTCGAGCGCAGTTCGTTGTCGATTACGCTCTGATTGGCAGTCGTGATGTCGGCTTCAGTCTCTGTCAGATACTCGTTGAACTCGTCTTCGCTCTCGAACTTCATGCGCTTGAACGCTTTCAGAGCTTGAGCTTTGAATTGTTCGTCTTTGCACGTCGAGAGTTTTTCGTTCAGAGCGTCAAGTCGGGTCTTCGACACGTCTTTCTCTCGATACTGTGCGAGTTCGTCTTTCAGCGGCTTCATGGCGGCTTCGACAGCTGCCTTGATGCTTGCAGTCAAATCGTCGGGCTTCGGTTCGTCGTCATCGTCGTCATTGTTGTCGTCGTCATCTACGGGCTTCTTGACTTTCGGCTGTTTGACGGGATTCTTCTTCTTGAAGTCCTCCACACGCGAGCTTGCTTCGCTCTGCATAGCTTTCGCGACAGCATGAATCTCGTTTGCGACCTTGTCAATTTCTGTTGCATCTGCACAGTCGTCTGCAACGCGAGCGCCAATCGTGTTGATTATCGCGTCGAGATTACTCTTCGAGATACCGCAGTCCTTGCACAAGGATTTTGCTTTTTCTACAAGTGTTGTGTTCATGATGAATTTTGTTTGAATTAAATTTCGATGCAAAAGTAATGTTTTATTATAAAACAGATGAGCATTTTATAAGATTCTGTCAAAAAAGTTATTGACATAGTAAAGAATGACGCGAAAATTTACTACTTTTGCCGCTGAAAAAACAAACTTTTATCTCATGGAAAACGAAGAAAGACTTCTCAAAATGGCAGTGCGATACGACCTGCCACTCGAATTTTGTCAAAAGTTGTACAACAAACTGACAGACAAAAGCTATTACGAACGCGCCGTCAGAATGTTCGTCGACGGTCGTCTCAAGTACAGCGACGCAATCAGCGACGATTCTCTCGACTGCGAAGCTCTGCGTCACGAAATAGCGCAAAATCTTGTACATCTGCGAGAGACGAGACAAGCTGCGCTCGAACTGCGTATGCGTGTCACGAAGTATTATGCGAAAGAGTGCTTTCAGTACGCTCTCGACTATCTGACAGAGCGTCGTCTCGTCTTCGTCGACAAAGAGACGCGCACACTGTCTGCAATCGCTCGCGTCAACATGCGCTCGAAAGAGATTTCGTTCTACTACGCAAACAACAGCTTCGAGAAGTTCGGCGAAGAGCATCTGCATGACTACATGTTGCAGCTGCGTCACTCGAACAAGAACTTCGTGAGACAGCTGAAGAAAGTGTGCGTGAACGAGCCAGCGACGACGTTCAAGTTCGACGAGCGCACAATAAGAAACAAGTAATGAAAGCGAAGAATCGTCACTGCTACATCGTCTTTCTGAAGAACAACGGCTCGACGCGCGTCTTCACATCTGTCGCGGCGATGTTCAGAGAGATTTGTCGTCGCGACATCGGTATCTCGAAGCAGACGTTCTATAATTACGACATGAAGCGTCGCAAAATATACGAAAACAAAGTCGTAAGAATCGAACTTGCAGAGCTGAAGTGAACTGAAACATGTGTGTGAAATGTTAAATTTTCATTTTTTTTGTCGCTGTACCACAGTTCTTTGTGCTGTTTTATCATAAAACAAAGAAACTTTTTTGTTTCTATTTCGGAAAAAGGTCGTATCTTTGCACCGAAAACAACAAAATAAGAATCAAGATGAACACACGAAAGAAATTCTTCAAGAGCAAAAGTGAAGCTTGCAAGGAAGCCGAAGAGCGTCGCGAATCAGCAAGCTTCGAGTACAGAGACGCGCATGTCTTCAAGATGCCGAAAGGCTCGCGTCGTGCAGGACAATACTTCGTCGGCAGCGAAATGGAATTTCTCAATGCTTATTGATATGAACACAGAGAAGATAAAGCAGGAACTCGCAGTGATTGACGCGAAGATTGAAATGCTCATACCAATCATTGAAGATGTTCGCAAACAAGAACAGCAGATAGTCTCGCATCGTGTCGCGCTCGGCGTTCAGCTCTCTGACTTGAAAAGTCGCTCGCAATACTTGAGAGACTATCTGAAAGATTGCGAAGCATAATGGGAGCTATAGAGACAATAAAGCGAATCCGTGCAGAACGGCATCTGACACAACAGCAAGTGGCAGATGCCGTCGGAATTGCTCGTCAAGCGTATGTGCGCATCGAGAGCGGCAAGCACTCGACTTCTATAGACATGATTGAGCGCATTGCCGACGCGCTCGACTGCGATGTGATGATAGTCAAGAAAGATAATCAATAATATAGTATGAAAGCAAACGAAGACACTTATGTACACGCGCGACTGTTCGCTCATCAGCCAGTTGCACACGTTGGGACATTCAAAGACATGGTCGCGTACTCTGTCGAGGACAGTTCTCTCGACGGCACGATTTCGGGTTACCCGAAGTTCGTTCTCGTTGACAAAGACATGAACTGTCGTTACTCTACAGCCGAAGAAGCACTGAATATCATAGACTTGAAAAAATAATTTTGACAATTCAGAATTTCTTCGTACTTTTGCAGCAGAAAAAAGGTTCGAGGCGAAAGCCCGAACCGCCAGTAAAGCCCAGTCTCACCACTGGGCTTTGACATTATATGCAGTCGTAGAGATTGCTCTCTCCCTTGAAATAGTAGTAGAATTTGAATCCCTTGCGCTGTAGTTCGTGAATCTTCTCGATTATAGCTTCGGTCTTTTCTGTGAACTCAAAAACAACAATCTCTGCTTTCTGACGTGAGATTGCATCTTTTGCTTTCTTGATGATGTTGTTTGCGCTCGACAGCTGTTTCAAATCAGCTCTCTGTCCGTCAATATGAATGTCATAGCTGCCGTCCGCACGTTCTCTGTCATTAAGAAACTCTACTCGATGACCTTTTTGTGCGACGAACTCACACATCGACCTCTCTTTCTCATATTTCATTCGTTCCTGCTTGCTCTTTTGAGCTTGCTTCACGCGTGACTTCTCTTCGACGAGATAGCCGCCACTCTTCTTGTCAAAGCGAACGCGATTCCATGTCTCTTCAGAATATTGTTCAAAGAGCATCTTGTTCTCCGTCACTCTGTCGCCGAGAGAAGCATTGCTCATTTCCTGCTCAAGCATATAGTCGCGAATCTCATTCCACCCGTCGGGATTGTCAGCGAAATTGATGTCGTATATTTTTCGCGTCATGCGTAGAGCTTCTTCGCCGCCGTATTTCTTGCGAAGCGATAGAAAAGTCTCATAGTATTTGCGATTGCGCACTCCCGCCACAGTCGATAACGGCTTCGTGCTTCCTGCTTTCGCGACAACGCGATTGATGATTTCAGTGTTTGGTTCAAGCGTGTCGACACGCAGCACTCCCATTGGCGAAGCTTGAGAGATTCTGTCTTTATAATCAGACCACTTCATGACCTTGCCAGTCTGCGGGTCGTAAAAGCGCAGTGTGCCGTCTTCGAGACGTTCGATTGTAATAATGTGACCTTCTTTGCAGCTCTTCCATCGCCAGTCAAGGTGATAGCGTCCGACTTCTTTTGTCGCCGCGTCAAGCTGCTCTTTGAGTATTCTGACAGAGAATTTGCGACCTTGATATTTTGCATTCTCATAGTCGTCAAACGACAGCTCTCTCATGTGTTCATCATACAAAGTTCGCCCAGTGAGATATGTCTTCTTCGGCATTGCGCCCGTCTTCGGGTCAATCCACGCCCAGTTTGTCTTGAGAGAAAGCTGATACGGTATGTTGTCTGCTTGCTGCGTGTTGAATAGAGCTTCAACGTCCCAGCCGCGACGACGAAGTTCATTTGCCACGACACAGCTCTGACAGTTGACTGTATAGCCGTCGTTCGATTTTGGTATGTAGTGAGGATTGCCGCGCTGTTCGTTCGCGTCATCGAACGACATCGGCTCGCTCTGTTTTACACCGAGTTCTTTTGTGACTTTCTGCTCGTTCTCGACCCAAGCGCGCTGTTGTTCTTCCGACAGTCCTTTTGGCATCGTGTGCGACTTGATGACTTGCTCGACGATGCTCTGCGCTTCGCTCATCGACATAAGCGGGTCGTACTGCTCAACGTCGGGTCGCACACCCTGCATGATGTCGCCAGCGGTGAAGTTGTCGCGCACGAAGTACGGCATGTTCTTGATGTGCATTTCGCCGTTCGCAATCTTGTCAGCTGTCTCTTTCGCCCACTCTGTGAAGTTGTCGGGCATCTTGACGACGGCGTTCTTCGCTTGGTCGTGCTTCGCTTCAGTGCCGCGAAGAGCTGCGCGCAAATCTTCGACACGATTATCTCTGAACGTCTCGTTGTCCATGATGATAGGCGAGACGTAACAGCGGCAATGCGGATGCCAGCCGACGAACTTGAAGTTCTTCGGGTATCGTCCTTTCAGTCTCTCGCAGAGCTTGCACTTGTACTCTGGGCGATGATTCGAGCGATGTATCTCGAAGCCGACGACGAAGTCGAGCTGCTGCCAGCGTTCCCATTCGCTCTCACGATACGCCATGTTTATCTCGCTGCGTGTCAGTCGCATCGCGTTCTTGTACGAAGAGCGATACTTGCCTGCGCCTGGGTGATAGTCCTGCGGCGCTTCGTCAATCCAGCGCACATTGCCGTCGGGTGTCTTAATCATGCGCTTCCATTTGCGACCGTAGACTGTCTGACCATTCTCGTCAGTGCCGACTTTCACTCTGAAACGTCTGAAGTACATATCAGGGTCTGCGAGATACTTTCTCACTTCACGCGACAGCACATCGGCTGACGTGCCGACACCGAGACCGAGGTCGATGCCGTCTTCGAGATTCTGCTTGTACTGGTTGACGTACTTCCACACGCGCTGCGAGAGGTCGAGACCGTTCACTTTGCGAGCTTGAAACGCGTCGAGAGCTTCGAGACGACGGTCTTGCATCTGCGCGAGACGTGATTTCGACAGCTTCGATGTGTTCATGATATGCTCAAGATACGCGTCGTTCTTCTTGCATGAAGAAACCCATTCGTCGCGAGAGCCGCGTTCGATAGTGCCGACGACACGCGTCGCGAGCTGAAGCGTTATCTGCTCCATGATTGCTTTCGCCTGCGGGTAGTCTTCCCAGCGAAACGGCTTGTCGGGGTCGAAGCTTCCGATTTGTTTCATGCGCATGATGTCGCGCGTCGCGCTGTCGAACAGTGCTTGCACAGCGCGAGCGTATGCTTCCGTCTTTGCGTAGTGTTTCAAGTCGAACGACTGAATGCTGAATTTCGATGCTGCCACGTCTTTTTGTGTCTTTGCTGTGTGTTATACGTCCGAGACCGAGAAAACGCGCCAGCGGTCGAATCCCGACGTTTGGCGCGCATCTTTCTCGTCTCTGTTCTTTATGCGTCTTGCGTTGATTCGCCGAAGCTGAATGTGTTTCTCGCTGCGCTCTCGTTGTTGATGAGTTCGATTGTGTGCGTCGCGTTTTTCGACAGTCCTGCGCGCTCGATGCTCTCTTCTTGAGAGATAACTGGCTGCTGCCCGTTGGCTGTCATCCAGTAATCGAGTTCTGCTTGGTCGTCTGTAATCATGTACGGCACGATTTCGGGCTCAATCTCGATGCTCTCGCACGCGCTCGACAGCTTTGAGTTCAGATGCTTGATGTACTCAAGCAAGATGTTGACGCGACGCTGCAAGTATTCGTCGAAGATTTCGCGCTTGTCCTGCACTTTCAGATGCGCGTCCATGAAGAGAAGCTTCAGAGCAACGCCCGACAGATTGATACCTTTGACGCTGTCGAAGCTGATGTCGGGTGTCTGCGTTATCGTGTATATCATCTTCAGCAGTGTCTCGATTTCGAGCTTCACAGCTTCGGGTGCATTCTGCCAAGCGACATACTGCATCGTCGCACCCTCTTCGCCCTCGATGACAGTGCCCGCTTCACCTTTCTTGCCGAACGACGTGATGTTGCCAGTGCAGAAAATCTTCGGCGAAGCATGATAGTCGTTCGTGTCGCCGAAGTTCGAGAGCAACGTCTCAAGTCTGTCGATGAGTTTGTCGACATCTTCTGTCTCGAACTTGTTCTGATGACCGTACACGACGGGAATCTTGCCGATGATGTTCTTCTTCGGGTAGCCGTCGACGAGTTCGTAGCCGTCACTGCCATAAATCCACAAGTAGTGTTCTGTCGCAGTGTATGTCTCGAAGTATTTGTGTATGTTCAGACCAGTCGCGTCTTCAGAACGCGAGAACTCGCGAGAGAAAGCAATCATGTCGCCAGTCTCGTCGAAGTACGGATAGAGCTTGTCGCCGTAAGCTGGCGAGAAGATAGCGCACTTCAGCTTGTTCGTGGCAGGGAAGCCGTATCTGTTGTGTTTGCCCTCGACGATGTACCAGTATTCGGCGACTTCTTTGTAGCTGTAGACGCTGCGTGCGATACGTCTGTTGAGCGATGTCGACTTCACGTCGTAGAGAATGCGCTGAATAGCTTTCAGCACAGCTTTCTCGTTGTCGTCTACTGGCGTGCTGTTGTAGAGAACTGGATTGCCGAACGTGAACGACACAGCTCTGTTTATGATGAGTTGCTGAAGAGCGAGAGCGACACGATTGACTTTCTCGATGCGTGTGCGCTTGCCGTCTTTTGTCGTGTTGCCGTTGACGTTCGTCGTATTCGTCGTGTTCGCGTTATCAGACGGCTCTTCGTCGTTCGACGACACAAGAACGAGCTTGTCTTTGCGAATCGTCTCGTCGTTCACATCGTGATTCTCGATGTTGAGAGCTTTCGCAGCTGCTTTTACGTCGGGCATTGGTATGTATCGATGCTTCCGCAGCTCTTCGATGACCTGCCCCGTTTCGTTGTTTTTCTCTGTGATGAGAGATTTGATTGTAAATTCTGACATGATGTGTTGTGTTTTATTTATTAATAACCGAATATACCCTGCACGTCTACGCGACTGTTCTTGCTGCGACGCTCGACAGTGCCAGTCAGCGCGTCGGGCGCGTCGTCATGTTCGTTGTTGCCTGCTTTGAGATAGCCAGTCAGCGCGCGATAGAAGTCGGGGTGTGTGCGTTCCCAGCCATCGGGCATGAATGTCAGATTCTGCACTTCTGCACTGTGACTGAAGATGCGCACTTGTTTATTGTCTTGCTGATGAAACCACTTGAACGATGTCTTGTTGTTGCCGATGACGCGGCAGTTCTTCTCGACATTGCGAGCGAAGCCGCGACCGCCGTTGTTGCTCTCGACGACACACTCTTCGACACCGTACTTCGAGAGCATTTCGGCGAGCTTCGTTTCGGTGTACTCCATTGGCTTCTGTGTGAACAGCACGTCGACGATGAAGTTGCCGATTTCGGTCTCATAGTAGATGATAGCACAGAGATAGTCGCTTCCAGTGTCGGCTGTGTCGACATACGCTTTGAGCTTTCTGCGCTGCGTCGGTGGAAGCACCGTGTAAGTCTTGAACTCGCTGTACATAAGACCCTCGCTCGGCTTCGGGTTCTGCTGATACAGAGATTCAAAGACATGCGGATTGCGCTCTCTGATAGCTTTGAGCTTCTGAAGCGAGTGTCGTTCACCCCAGAGCGGCTCACCCTCGTCGCGTGTGTCGTACTCTGTCGGCACACCCTCTTTGATAGCTTTGTATGTGCAGACAACCCAGCCGTTTTTGTTCGTCAGAGCGTCGAACTCGCCTTGCTGACGCAATAGCGTCCCTGCGAGGTCGTCTTCGTGCCAGCGTGTGAAGACGATGAGCTGCTGGCTGTCATTGTGCAGACGTGTCTCTGCGACAGTGTCGTACCAGTCTCGAATTGCTTCTCTGAAGACTGGCGACCAAGCTGTCTTTGCGTCTTTATAGATGTCGTCCATGATGAGAACGTCGACGGGCTCACCAGTCAGAGCGCCACCGACACCGACAGTCTTCAGAGAGCCGCGATGACCGACAATCTCGCACTCGTCGGCATTGCGCAGCCATGAGCCTGCGACGGTCGTGATGTTCTTCGAGTTCAGACGTGTGTCGGGGAATATCTCTCTGTATTCGTCTGTGTCGATTATGCGCTGAATCTCTCTGTTGAATTTTCGCGCTTTCGGTGCGCTGTAGCTGATGACAGCGACACGCGCGTCGGGTCGTCGTCCGAGAACGAACGCAGGCAGACGACGCGTGCTGCCCTCTGACTTGCCGTGCTGTGGCGGCATGAAGACCATAAGCTTCTTGATGTCGCCGTGAGCGAAGTCTGTCAGTATCTCATAATATTTCTTGTGAAACGGTGCAGGGTCGAACGTCGGCATCGTGCTGAATGTAAAAGACAGCAGATGCTCTCTGCTCGCGCGCTTCAGAAGCTCGCTGCGAAGCTCGATTTCCTGCATTATTTCCGTTCTTGACATTGCTGTTTGAATCCGATTTCGTTAAGATGCTCTGTCTTTCTGCGAATCTCTTCGGCTTTCTCAAGCAGTTCTTCGTCAGACATCTGTGTCGCATTGAGTTCTTTGCCGTTCGTCGTGACATCTTGTCTGTCTGCGATGCCGTTCAAGCGCGCAGTAAGATTCGAGTTGTAGAGACCGACCATTGCGCCCTCGACTTGCTGCGACTTGATGATAAGCTCGATTCGCTCGTTGATTTCGGGGAATCCGCGCTTGTGCTTGTAGTTGTCTTTGTAGGTGTGCCATTCTGGAATGTTCGCGAAAGCACAGAAGCCGTACAGCGTCATCGGTCGCGGTGCGGTCTCGTTCACATTCTTTGCGGCTGTCTCTTCGCCGTTCTTCGTCGTGTTCTTTCTCGATGCTTGCTTCTTGCTTCCGACAGCGATAGGCAGCGCGACACATTGGTCGTAGTATTCGAGAAAGCAGTTCCACGCGTCCTCGGGCTTCGCGAATCTCGGCTTTCGTCCTCGCTTATGCTCGAACGCTCTGTCGAATCTGATGAATTTGTCGTCGTTCATAGTCTTACTTGTTTTTGTTTTGTATGTACTCGAAGCTCCATGTCTTTATACCTCGGTCTCTGAATCCGCTTTTGCGCTGCATGAGCTTTCCAGTCTCTTGCTTGTTGAGCTTCAGAATCTCTTGTCGCAGAATCCAGTTCTTGTCTTTCTTGAACGCTTTGTACACTGGCACTGACGAGAATCGTCCCATGATGCGACAGTCGAGAATCTTCAGAAGCTCTTCGCACGTCGCGTTGATGAACTTGACACCGAGACCAAGACCGACGTAGTCGGGATGAATGACAGTTCTGTTGCTGTGCATGATGAGCTTCGTGCCCTTTCTGTGCGGTGTGTAGTTCGCGAAGCATTGAAAGCCGATTTGATTGTCGCCGCAGAACAAGCCATAGAAGTAGACGATGCCGCCAGGCAGTTTGTCGCTCAAATAGTGATACTTGCTAAAATATCGCCAGCTCGATGCGTCGATTTGCCTGATGTCGAATCGCAGCTGCTCTCGTTCTTGAAAAAAAAAAGCGTCGCTTTGCGGCAGTTGAAATTCTTGCTTGTTGCAGTCGATAATCCAGTCGGGTCTCACCCATTCAATGATGTCGTAGTGACAGCTGCACAGAATGATGCGCTTGTTGTTCCGTCGCGTGAACTTGTCGACACACACAGACATCGCTTTCGCGACAGTACGGTCGACGACCGAAGTCCACTCGTCGATGCAGACGATGTCGTCTGATTTCGTGAGTAAGTATGCAGCTTGAGCGCGAGCTTGCTGACCGTTCGACAGCGTCTTGTACGGACGAATCCAGCACGGCACGCTCGTCAGACCGATGCCGTTGAGGATCTTCGCACAATCGTCGTAGCTCAATGTCGACGGAAACTGTTCGATGATTGGCTTCTCTGGGTCGATGTCGCAGTCGAAGACGCTGTCGCCGAACAGATGCTTGATGAGTGTAGTCTTGCCGCTGCCCGACGCACCGACGACGAGACCGATGTTCCAGCTTTCGGGCATGTCTACGTTCTCGACATGCAGATGATGCACACTCTTCTTGTCAACGTCGATGTCGAGAGAGTTCGCAGCGCACTGACATCTGAACGACGAGCTTACTGGCGACGCGAGTGTCACGTCGATAGTCTTCGGGATTAGTGAATTATCTTGCATATTATACCGCGTTTGATGAGTTCGTCGTATAGTTGCTGACATTGTGCTTCGCCAGTGCATTCGATGTTGATAAACCAGTCGTCGACATGCTTCTCTTTCGCTTCTTGCTCTTCTTCGTCGTCGGCAATCTCTGCGAGGTCTACGCCCCAGTCATGCGGGTCGAACTGCATGTCTTCAGCAACAGCACGCAGAAGCTCTTCGTCCCACGACAAGTCTACTTTGCCGATGCTGTTGTCTGCGAGAGCCATTTTGCGACCTTTCTGTGAATCGATGTCGATGTCTGTACGCTTGACAGCGACGAGCTTCGTGCCGTCTGTCTCGACGATGATGACATCGTTGAGACCTATCTGACCCGCGTTCTCGACGGTTTTGTTGCCTGCGATGATGCGATTGTTCTTGTCGATGAGAATAGAGCGACCAGCACCGAACTCACGAAGACTGTCTTCGAGCAATTTCTGACCGTACTCTGTACCCTTGTTGAAGTTCTTGTCGTCGGGTATCAAAGCGTCTATTGTGCTGATACTTGCTCGATTTTCGTCGTTCTCTGATGTCTTTTTCTTTGCCATGATTTCTTATTTTATCGATGTGCAAAAATACTGTTTTATTATAAAACACGCGAAGATAAGATATTAACACGGTTTTTCAACGTATCGACAAAGGGAAGTTTCCGTAGCACCAAGCGATGAGACAAGCGTCTCTCATTTCTTGGTTTGTCTGTCCGTTGATGCCGCAGATTTGTCGAAGCTCTTCTGCTGTTATCTTACCGTCGCGTCCTTTCCACATCTTCTTGAGTGGGTACATTTCGACGACCTCGATGCCGTGATGCTTGCACATTTCGACGATGAGCTTGCCAGTCTGATGATTCTCGCCGACTTTGCGAGAGATAGCGTCGCCAGCTCTGCCGTAGTGAGCATGATAGTTCGATTTTGTGACGAGCCACGATGCCTCTACGACGACAATCATCGTTCTGTTCTTCGCTTTGTTGAGCTTGTCTGCTGTTATCAGATAGTCGATTAGATTCGGGAAGTCGAGCTTCGCCGCGACTATCGAACGCGTGTCTGTGTCAAGATTCGCGATGCCGCTTTTGTCGACATCGGGGTCGATTCCGATGATTGTGTTATGTCTCATTGCTGCTGAATATTTTGAGTAATTGTGTTTCTTCGAGAGTGGCGACCGCTTTCTTGTACATTGCGCGATACTCTGAATTGAAATCAAGCTCTGTGTCGTGCTGCTTGAGATAGTAGACAACAGTCGCATGGTCTCTGTTGATAGCTGCGCCGATGTTGTAGAGTGAATAATTGCACTCTCTCAACAGAACAGCGCACATCATTCGAGCGAAGAAGAATTTCTGCTTTCTGTTCTTCGATACGATGTCTTCAATGTCGACGTATGTCACTTTTGAGACAATCTTCTTTATCTCGTCATTGAGAGCGACACGACGCTCTGTCTCATAGAGAATCGACATGTTGATTTGCTGCGCGATGTTGTGTTCGACGCGAGCGCCCTTTGACAGCTCCCAGCCATCGAGCATGAAGATGACATCGCACGTCATGAGCTGCGCGATGTCGCGACGCATGTACTGCTCCCACGTCTCGCAGCTTCCTTGCAATGTCATCGGATTGAACACCTCGTCGAAGCCGACAGACGACAGAAGCTGCTCTGCTTCGTCGAAACGGCTGCGTGCGAGATTCTGATTTATGCCGCTGATGCGACCCGAAATGTATGCTTTCATTGTGTAAAGTGCTGATACTTTTTATTTTCCCAGTGGCGACCGTCTGTTATTTTGAGTTCGACGCGCCGTCGTCGCAGACAGCCGCCACTGCTGGAAATGTGTTATTCATTGATTGTCATATTTTTGCGAACGACCTCAATCCAGCTGCGCTCTTCGTAGCCGATAGCATTGAGAACGCGCATGATTTGCTCGTCAGAGAGTGAATCGGTGTCAATTCGCGCGATTAGCTGTGTGATTTTCGTCAGAATGCTGATGATATGGTCGCCGTCCGAACGAAAGCGTTCGATGTCTTCAATGTGAAAGATGAAGTCGATGACTTGCTCTTTCGTGAGAGCGAGATTCTTTTCTATTGCAATGTCAATCATAGTGCTTCAGTTGCTGATGTTTTCGCTCTGTTCTCTGATTTCTTGCACGTTGTTCAAGTCGCGATAGATTCTTTCGATGACTTTCTTGAGATTCTTCTCACGTTGGATTCGTGCGTTCTCTGGGTAGAATCTTTTGACGTAGTCTTTGATGTCGTCAGCGTCGAAAGACGGGTTTGATGCGTCGCCGATGATGCGAGCTTCGAGAGCTTTCGCGACATAGTGACAGTGGTTGTGCGCTCTGATGTCGAACATGCCGCTCTCGGTGCGGACGCAGATGTCCTGATAGACTTCTTTGACTTTGATAGTCTCGCCGCAGATAGCGCAGACGTGTTCTTTGCGAGCTGTGCGTTCTTGAGCGTGAACGAATGTGACGACTGTTTTCTTCTCATTCTCGTCGATGTCTTTGAACTTGCTCGCGACGACGAAGTAGACGTTTTTCTTGTCGCTGCGTTGTACGGATGTGCAGTGTCGAGGGAAGTCGGCAGGGCGATGACATGAGAATCCGTTCTCTCGGACAGACATCGTGCGACCTTTTATGACAGCTTCGCGATAGCCGATGAAGCATCGACCGCCGAAAGCGCAGTCCCAGCACGGCTCAATGTGCTGATACTCGTCTGTGAACGGCAGAGCGTTGTATGTCTTGCCGTTGTACTGTATTTTCTCGATGATTTTGACTTTTTCTTTTTTCATAATTCAAACAGTGATAATTGATTCGGGTGATAATAGTCTTTCTTGTCTTCGATTTCCTTGAGCATGTGCTTACATATCTGAATGCTCGGTGTCGAGCTGACTTCGTTTCCGTCGTCGTCGTATTGCTGACTTCTCTTCAGATAGTCGAGTTGTTCTTTCACATGACGCTCGTAAATTTCGAGATAGTGAGTGACGAGAGCGTTCTTGCTGTCGAAGTCGCCGATTTCTCTGAAACCGACACCCGAACAGCCGCCAGTAGTGAGAATGTTCCAGTCGTAGCCACCTCTGAAGCGTCCGTCGGGCATTACTGCGTACATGACTTTCAGAAAGCTCTTCTTGAACTCGATATAACATTCGACTGTCGGATTCAGACACACGTCGCAGATGTTGTACTGATAGCCGTTGATTGTGGCGACGGCGCTGTTTGAATCGCCCTCACGCTCTTTGAGATACGCCCACCACTGACGCTGTGTGAAAGCGCGACCGATAGCTTTGCAGACGTGAAACGTGCGGTTGATACGCAGATAATGCTCGCGCTGATGTACAAGTGTCGTCATTGCTGCCCGCCCTCCACGCGTTTAAGTGTCGCGACAGTCTTCTCGATGACATCGTCGACGATTTTCTCGAAGTAGGTGCTGTTTTTCAAGTAGCTCTGTTTCTGTTCGCGCTCTTCTTCAGACAAGTCTTTCTTTCGTGCAAGCTCGAAGAATCCGCGCTGATTGTGTCGCATGATGTACACTTGATTGAAAAACTCGCGAGCTGACGGTTTCGAGAACACGTTTTCGGGATTCTCGTCCGACCATGCAGCACCGAGCTTGAAGCATTCGATGCAGAGCTGCAACGTGTCGAGGTCGCCGCCAGCTTTCGTGTTCAGCTCTTCGCTGTTCGTCACGAATTGAACAGCGTAGTCTGCGATTTCTTTTGTTCTTTGCTCTGACATAACTCTTTGGTTTTGTTGATTTCTGACTTCATTTCTGCGAGAGTGAGACCTCGCTCGACCATGTCGATGAAGTGTTCGCGACCGACTTTCGCGTAGATTTTGACGTATGACATCTGAACGAGGTCGCACGGCTCACCTGGCTCGATTGCTTTCTGCCGTCCTGCTCTCGCCGCTTCCTCAGAGAGAGTGAAGATGTCTTTCCCCTCTTTGTTGACGATGATGTATGTCTTGCCGAACGCTTTGATGCTTCCAGTGTAACGAACTGGCGAGAGCATTGAGTTCGCCCAGTATTCCTCTGTCATTACTATCGGAGTGTTGTCTGTCATCTGCGCGCTCCTTTCTTCGCAGAGCGTCTGCGAGCTTTGTCGCACTCTTTGTCGATGTAGCTGACGATAGAGCGAAGTTTCTTCTGAAACGATTCACGTTCTTTTGCTGTGAGCTGTGCGCCCTCGATAGCTGCGCACGAATCGAAGTCTGCTGCAATCATAGAGAGCTGATTGCGCTTCGAGACAATCCATGTGTTTACTTGCATGATGTTTCTTATTTTGTTGTTTGACATTACTTTTCGACGACATAGCCGAGACGCTCCGTCAATCGGTCGACTTTATGCTTTATTTCGCGTTCGACTTCAGCCGCGCCGAAGACGAGCTTCATCTGCTCGCACATGATGATGACATCTGCTATCTCTGTGATGACATCGTGAGCTGTGCATTTGCGACGCTGGTGATGCAGTATCGCTGTGATGAGTTCGCTGCATTCCTCTATGCACTGCTTCTGCTGCGCTTCTACGCCGTACTTCTGAATCGCTTGAGCGAGAATTTGCTTTCTTTCCATGTTGTGTTATTCTTTTAGGTGATTGATGATTATTTGTTTTAGTTTATGATTCCCATACAGTTATACAACCGAGCCAGTTGAGTGCTGCTTTAATCTTACCTCTCGCTGCGATGATTGCAGACGTAGAAGATTTGTCTTTGAAATCTTTGTAGCTCACTGATTCAAGTGTTTGCATTATGTCTTGCATCTGATTGATACTCTGTCTTATTTTTTCCAAGTCGCTCATTGTACAGCTCCTTTCTGAAGAGCGTCTGTCTCGTCGTGAATGTTGCCGCTGTGAAGCTGTGCGTCTTCTTCACACGCTTCGTCGTCAGAGCGCAGCGCGCCGTGTATTGAGCAGCTGTTCACCGCATACGGCAGCATGTTGTTCTTGCATCTGTGACAGCGAGTGAAAGTCTTTTCGCTGTGATATTCTGTTGTGTTCATTTCTTGATTGATTTTTGATTGATTGTTAAATTTCGATTCTGCCGCGTTTTCTTTCACGCGGACGATAAATTGCTCACGCTTGCTCGGAAGTGTCGCCAGACGACGGCTTTTGATGCTCCTCGCGTCTCGTCTGCTCGTCGTACAGCATCAGATAATCGCATTCAGCGTCCGAACGCTCGTCGAGCGGCTTCGCGAGAATGTTCTTTATTGCGACCTCGCGTCTGATTCTTGCAAGCTCTTCGTTCTCTCTCATCTTTCTCGCTCGCTCTTCTGATTTGCGCTGCGCTTCTCTCGCTTCGCGCTCTTTGCGTTCTGCTTCACGCTGCGCGACGCGTTCGGGGTCGATGCGCCACGCACCGCTGTCAGCGTCCCTGACGTAACCGAGCTGTTCGAGAGAGAAGTTTTCGGGAACGCTGCTCTCCGACTTGTATCGCTTTTCGTCTTCGAGACGCGACTGTTCCGCAGCCGCTTCGCATCGTTCAGAAGCGTAGTTCTGAAACCACTTGTACACGTCAGCGACTGTCAGCGTGCCGTATAGCTGACCGTATTCGCCATGATAGAAGCGTTTGAAGACGACATTCACGTCTGCGAACGTCAAGAAGAAGAAGTCGCGAATGATGTCGGATGCGAGCATATCGACTTCCATTTTTGAGAGCCCTTGCTTGACCTTGCTGTTGTGCGAGAGAAGCATCAGATGCAGCTGTAGAAGACCGAAGACTTGCTTCTTTGAACAGCCGTCCGTCTTCGAGAGCGTTATCAAGCTCGGTGCTTTCGTCGCGAGAGCTTGCTCGACGGTCGAAACCTCGCAGAACGTCTCGAATAGATTATTCGGCGTGTAGGTTTTCAAGCACGTCGGCAAGTTCATCTGCTGAATAGCCGAGTTGACCTGCTGCGCCACTGTGAGCTGATTGTTTTCCATTGTTTTCTTTGATTGCGTTGTAAATCTCGTTGAAGTTGCCGTTTATGTAAGAGAGTGAGAATTTCTTCAGTGTGAAAGCGTCGCCACGCTTGCAGATGACTTCGAGAAAGATTCTGAAGTTCTCTTTCAGCGTCTCGTTGTCTATCGCGATGTCGTCTTGACCGCCGTTCGTCATGAAGAATCTGATTTGACGAAGTACACCGACGAGCGCGCCAGCATCTTTTGCAGTCCAGTAGTATTTTTCGCTGTTCAGCTTTTCGTAAATCTCTTCAAAGATTTTTCTGCATTCGCTGTGAAGCGCGCTCTCTTCTTTGCTATATTTTTTTTTCTTTTCGGGACGCGAAGTTTCGACTTCGCACTCTTCTACGTCAGTAGAAGAGTAATTATTATTCTCTTTATTCTCTTCTTCTATTATTCTTATGTTAGTGTCGTTTGCATGTCGTTTGCATGTCGTTTGCATGTCGCTCGTCTGTCGTTCACTGTGTCGTTCACTGTGTCGCTTTGATTGCTCGACAATCTGATATTGTTCGTATTTACAGACAATTATCTTTGAATATTTGTGTGTCGTTTCACATGTCAATTCGTGTGTCGATTTTAGACGATTTATCGCTGTGCGAATCGAACGTACTGAAAGACCAGTTTCTTCGCTCATGTTCGGCAAGCTCGAAACGAATGAGCCTCTTTCGATTACGATGCCGCGCCAAACTTTGTCTGTCGAGTTCGCTTTCAGTAGACAGTAGTGAAAGAAGTGTGCTGTATTCGCTTCAGTAAACCACTCCCAATCGAGCATCTTTCTGTGAATCTTAATCCAGCCGTCGATATTGTTCATAATTCAGAATGCTTCTTTGTCAATGTTAATAACAAGTCCCGACTGCGCGACGACGACATTCTTGCCGCTGACCTCTATCGCCCTGCGACGCATCAGCTCTCTGTCGGAGTTGTTTCCGCTGACGTGTATCAGTACGATGTTTCTGATTTGCGACAAGTCGTTAGCGCGCAGCACACCGAGCGTTGTCTCAAGCTCCATGTGCGATTGATGAACACGCTCTGCGACGACTTCGGGAACAAGACCGCTGTCGACATTCTCGCGCAGCACGCTCTCGATATAATTGCATTCGATGAGCATGTGTCGGAGATTCGCGAATCTGTTCGGCAGATAGTATGTGTCCGAAGCGAAGAGTATCGTTCCAGTGTCGGGGTGACTGATAAGGAAGCCGAGCGGCTCTGCTGCATCGTGCTTCACTGCAAACGGCAATACGCTGAAGCGACCAGCTCTGAACAGAAGACGAGCTTCGCATCGTTTCATGTACGACGACTTCAGCTTCAGTGCTTCGATAGTGCCTGCGCTCGCATACGTCGGTATGCAGTGTTCGATGAAGAGAGCCGCTTGGCTCGCATGGTCGCCATGTTCATGCGACACCAAGCAAGCGCAGACTTTCTTCAAATCGAAGTCGATAGCGCGCTGAACATCGCTGAAGCGAATGCCAGCTTCGAGTATCAGAGCTTCGGTCTGATTCTGTATGATGTAACAGTTGCCTGCGCTTGAGCTGCCGAGTATCGTCAATTTCATGGTGTCTGAATTAGAATGTTAATCGAACGGGGTCTGTTTCTTCGACGAGGGTGCGCTTTTCGCGTCGCCTGCCGCGTTTTCATGCGTCTGCTGTGCTGTTGCTTCGACAGCGTCGTCCGACGCGCTCTCGACAGAGATTTCTTCGCCGTTGGCGTTGTGCGCTATCTCCTGCCGCACGTCGTCTCTGATTTCGGTATACGGCACATCTTCGACACCGACCTCTTCGCGAGTGTACATCGCGCCGAGCTGCGTCGGGAACGCCTCGCGCATAGCTTGCACGATTGCGATTTTGCGAATCATGGTCGACGGCTTCTCTTTCCAAGTAGACTGTTTCTTGTCGTACTCGCAGAGATTGACGCTCTGATAGATTGGCGACTTGCGGTCGTCGCGATACACTCTGCACCAGCCGCCGACGAGAACATCGCCACCGAGATAGAAAGTGCCCTCAATGTACTCGATGCTGTCACCGCGCTTGACGATGATGCCAGCTTCAAAACCTTGATAGTGTTCATTCGCTTCAGCGCGCTTCATCAGAGCTTCTTTCGAGACTATCATTTGCGCAGGCTGCTCGCCGTACTTGACGAGGTACGCTTCGCCGAGATAGGGATTGAGCTGATTGAACTTGCAGATTTGGATGAACTGCACCAAGTCTGCATCTGCGACGTTCTTGTTGCCTTTCGTCAAGAAGTTTCTGACGATAGTGTACGACAGTTTCACTGTCTGACCTGCCACTTCGTAGCTGACTGCGCCTTTCTCGCTCTCGAAGAGCATGAGCGCCATTTTCTGACTGTCGGTCTGCTGAAGACCCTGCTGTTGCTGATTCTGTTTTTCCATGATATGTGTGTTTTAGATTGTTTGTTGAAAAATAATGCTGTTTTTGTCGAGGTCGAAGACAATCTCGTCTGCCGATTCAAAGATGCACTTCGTCTTGATGTCGAGCTTGAAGAAGAAGTTGCTCTTCGGCTCGATATAGAGCTTCGTTGAGACGAGATTTGCGATGTCGATGCTGTCGATTGTGATGCACTTGCTTTCCATGCGCTTCGGGTTGAGCTTCAGACCAATCTCTTTGTTGAAGACGAGAACGATGTTGCCCGTGTATCTGTCTTCTCTCACTCTGACATGAGTGAGCTTCGCAGTGCGAATCTTGTCGCTCGCGCTCTCGTTGAGACAGAGACTTTTATTGTTGAGCTTCCAGTGCAGACGGATGATGTCGTCGTCGATTCTGTTGCCACGACCACCGCGACGATTGCTGAAGTCGTGATAGATGAAGTCCATTGACTGCTGTTGTGTTTGTTCTGACATGACTGTTTGTTTTGTTGGTTGATTACTTTATTTCTCTGACTTCGAGCTTTGCGTCTTTCTCGACGTAGAGCGCGATGAGCTGCAAGTCGTAGCTCTCGATGTTCGTGATGCTCTCTGCGTTGTCGATGAAGATAGGACAGCGCACGCCGTAATGCTCCGAAAGTGTGTGAATGATGTCGAGACCAGCGTTTATCTTCGACGCGCTGTTCGCGACTGGATAGAGAGCGTCACCGACTATCGGAACGCACGTCTCGATGACGTTGCCGTCGAGCGTGTAGTCGAACAAGCGCCACTTCACGCTGTGGAACATCGCGTTCACATGCTCTTCAAGCTCTGCGACTTTCGACTGCTCGAACTTCGTAGCGACGAAGACTTGCTTCTCATAGTCAGCGATTTGCTGTGCAAGCTCTCGCCCGCGCTTCTCAAGCTCTTTGACACGCTTCTCTGCACTCTCGCGAAGCTCGATGATTGACTTCTCGCGCTGCAATGCGATGTATCTTTCGCGCAGTTTCTCTCGCTCTGCTTCGAGACGCTGCTCGTTCTCTGTGTCTCTGTCGTCAGATGTTTCGAGCGAGCGCAGCTCTTCTTTGAAGTCTTTGACACGCTTCACGGCATCAGCGTAGCCGTCAATCGTCGTCGGGTCGACTTTCTCTTCTGCGACATGCTGCATCTGCGCGAACTTCTGCTCTTTGTCTTCAAGTTCTGTCTGAAGAGCGTCGAGCTTTGCTTCGAGATTGAGAGCTTCGTTCTTCCTGCGCTCTATCTCCGCGTCGCGCTCTTCGAGCTGCTGCTTGAGCGAGAGACCGCGCTTTGTTATGTCGTCGAGCTGACGCTGCTTCGTGCTGTTGAATCGTGCTTCTGCGTCTTTAAGCATCGCTTCGGGCAATTTCTGACCGCATGTCGGACAGATGTCGCTTCCGTCATACGTCTTTGCGTCGACAGCAAGATACTCTTCTTTCAGCTCTTCTTTCGACTGCGCAATTCTGTCACGCTCGGCGACGTAACGCTCTGTCTGTTTGCGATAGCTGTCGAGATAGTTTCTGTCGCCTGCAAGCTTACGATGTGATTCGTCTATCTCGCGCTTCAGAGCGTCGTACTCTGCGTTCGCTTTCATGACACGCTCACGCTCTGCGAGCTGTGCGTCGCTGACAAGCTTGTCGACAGCTGCCGACAATGTAAGAAGATGCTGACGCTTCTCGCTCAAGCTCTTCGCGTATGCAGCGACAGATTCAGCTGTCGACTGAAGTTGCTTGTCGATGTTATCGATTTGCGCAGTGATTTCTACTGTGCGCTTCGCGATGCTCTCGTGTGTCTCTGTTGTATCGGGAATACCGCGAAGCACTTCGTCAATTCTCGGCTGAATCTCTGCGCTCTCTTTGCGCAGTGTCTTCAGAGCGCGAGCGATGCGTGCTTTGAAGTCGCGCAGCGATTCGCCGTTCAGAGCGTCGAGCAATGCTTTGAACTCTGCGTCTTTCTTCGCTACGTCTTCGTCGCTCACAGCTGGCACGATGTTGAACAGCGCAGCGCGCATGTCTTGCCACTTCATCGTAGGGAAGTAGTAAGGATTCGTCAGCATCTTGAACAGTGATTCGTCGACGATGTCAGCGACGCGCTTCTTGAACTCCGTCACGCTGACTGGAGCGTCGTCCCAGAAGCAAAGCGTCTCGTTTCCCTCGAAAGTCTCTTCGACCTCGTTCTTGTGACGCACCCACTTCTCGCGGAAGACGCGTTTCAGAAGATGTGTGTGATTGTCTGTCATCAGATGAATCTCGACGCTCACGTCGACGCGTGTCGACTGACCAGCGACGCAGGGTTTAATCTCGAAGTCTTTTCTGTCGAGTTCGTCTTTGCCGAACAGACACCATGTGAAAGCGGCGAAGATTGTCGACTTGCCAGTAGCGTTGTCGCCGACGATGACTGTCAGCTTGTCGCCTACAGAGCTGTCGAAGTGCTTCAGACCTCTGAAATTGTCGATGACAATTCGTTTCAAAAGATTTTCGTTCATGTTTCTTTATTTTTGTTGGTTGTATAATGACATTGCTTTGTCTACGTCTATTATGATTGTGCGTTCGTACTGCGAGACTGCTGCTGCTATCTTGCCGCTGTTCTTGATGCGCTGTGCTGTCGATTTCGAGCAGTTGAAGATTTGAGCGATGCCAGCGATGCCGTAGACGAACTTCGGAAGATTCTCTCTGCTTCGCTCTGCGATGTCTGCTTTCAGCTTCGCTTCGCGCTCTGCAAGCACGTCGAGAAGCTCGCCGAGCGTCATGTCTATCAGTCGCGTCTCTGCATTCATGGCTTCAGTCTTTTATGTGCTTTATTGCATAAGAAAAGAAGAGATACATCGCGGCAGTGAAGAGACAATGCCATGCGGAGTGTCCGAATGCGTAGAAGACGCAGAACAGAGCGACAATCTTGCAGCCGTCGCTCAACAGCTTCGGCAGTCTTACGACCGCGTTTCCGATGTGATTCAATATCTTTTCCATGATTAGATGAGATTGTTAAGTTTGAGAACTCTGATTACCGTCGCGACGGAGCAACAGACTTTCTTCGCAATGTCGAAGTACAGCTGTGTCGCGCTCTCATATTGCTCGCGCTTCTGCGTGTAGATGTCGCAGATTTGCTTGTGTCGCTTCATCTGTCCTGCAAGTGCAGTTGATACTTTTTTCTGTGTCATTTCGTCGTGTTTTTTTTTTGTGTTTGTCCTGCGCTGGGCGCGCAGGCGGATTCGTTTTATTCGCAACCGATGAAGTTGTATTGTGCTATCAGCTCTTTGAACTGCTCGCAGAAATACTCGCATCGCTCTCTGTCATAGAAGCAAAGCCGCGAGCCGATAGCCGCATACGTAGCCGAGGGCGCAAGAGCCGCGTGACCGTAGGCGAAGCCCGCAGACGCACCATTATGCGCAAGACCGCCGAAATGGAAAGCCCGCTTTTTCTCTTCTTTCGAGAGATTTTTCTCATAGTATTCTTTCGTGCAGACGTACCACCACGGGTAATAATACTTGCCGTTCTCGATAGCTTTCTTGTAGCTGAACTCCTCGCCGCCACGAAGAGCGCGTGCGATGACTTTCAGCTTCGCATAGGCGACTTCGTCTGCTGTCGGCTTATAGTCGACAGAGCTGTCGAACGTGCAGCTGCAATCGTCGGGCAGCGGCTCGATGTTGAGATATTCGCACGCGTCTTCATAAGACTTGATGTCTTTGTAGCTCTCGAAGCGAGACTTCTTTTGAGCACCGAAGATGGCGACGAGAACGCTCGTTATTGCATCGTTGCCGTTTGCTGCTTTGAATGCAGCGTCGATTTGTTTCTGATTGATTTCCATGATATATTGTTTTTTTATTGTTATTGATTGATATTCTGTTTCAGTCTTCGTCGTCTGTGTCGCGCTCAAGCTCTGCGTCGGGGTTCTCCGACTTCCAGACGCGCCATGCTTTGTTGAGACGACGCTTGTCGTACTTCAGCGATTCGCGCAGCTCTTCTGCGTCGTACTCGTCTCTGACGATGATTTCGTCGCCCGTCATGTCGGTCACTTTCAACATGGTCTTCAGCACTTTGTACTTGTACGGCTGCACTGGTTCTGTGCCGATGACAGTGCAGTCGATGAGCGGCAGCTCACTGTCGCCGCTGACAGCGATGTAGCGTGCAAGCTCTTCATTGAATTTGTCTATAGCTTTGATGCTATTCTTGATGATTGTCAAGTCCATGATTCTGTGTTTTAGAAGTTTGCTATTGTTTTGATTCTTGCATTGTGTACACCCAGCTTGTAATATTCGCAGTGGTGTACATTCGACATCTGTTTCATTTCCTTGCGACGGTATGAGCGAAAGTCTGTTTCGTTCAAGAAGTGCGATGAGCTTCCGCTGATTATCGTCTTGTCGTCTTTGTCTTTGTATCTGTAGGAGAATTCCATGTTAGATATTATTTTAGAGGGGCGGCTCGTCACCGCCCCTGCGGTTGTTACTGTCTGTTGATTGTCATTCTGAACTTCTCTGTCGTGCTGTTGTACTCGACTTTGATTGCGATGTGAGCTTCGCCGAGGTCATTGCAGCGTGCTTTCACAGCTTCCTTACTCTCTCCGTCTTCAGTTCCCTGCATTCTGATTGCAAAGTACCACTCGCGCGGCTTGAAATCTGACTTGAACTGCTCGTTGAAGCTTTTGAGCGATATGCTCATGTCGCTGTAGATGAGCGATGATTGGCAGATGATGCTCTCGCTCTTTGCGATGATGTCAAGTCTCTCGCAGACTTCGACCAGTGTCAGATTTTCAATCGTCGTTTTCATTTCTCTAATTTTTATTTTGTTGGTTTCTAATTTTTGTTTATATTTGCATTCACATTTGTGAATTGATATTTGTTTGTTTTTCTAAATTGACGATGCAAAGATACAGCCTTTTTCTGAATTGACCAAGAAAAAAACTGGTTTTTTGAAAAAAAAATTATAAACCTCACAGTATGAATGCAATAAAAAATGAAAAAAGTTCGATAGCGGGCATGGTTATAAGCAAAATTCTCGATTATACGGGGCTTAATGCAGCGAATTTCTGTGCTAAAATTGGCGCAAATCCGAACTTGGTGTATGACATGAAAAACGGCAAGACAAAGCGAATTTCTGACGAAATTGCAGATAAAATCTTGAAAGTTTTTCCAGAAATTTCAAGAATTTATCTCGTTACTGGTGAGGGAGAAATGCTCGATGCAGATACTGACAGAAAGAATAAAGAAACAGAATATACAGAAGCGTCGAAAGACGATTCGACAGTCGTTCAGATGCTGCGCGACATGCTGCGAGAGAAAGAGAGCAAGATTGAAGAGCTGATAGCAGACAATGCGCAGCTGCGTCAACAGCTGCGCAATCTTCTTTGCAAAGAAGATGCGACAGTCGAGAGCCAGGAACAGCGTACTTCGACAGAGACGGAAATCTTCACAATCTAATTTTATAATACATGAATACAAGACCGTCATTTATAGTCAGCGAAATAGAGAGCGATTTTGAGGTCGCTCAAATGACTTTCAATGAAGACGAACTTGCTTTTCATCTTCTCAAGATTGAAAACTGGATTCGCATACACTATTCGGATGACGCTCTCGCTGCGAAGCTCGAAGAGTACGGCATCTTTCACAATCAACAGTGTTTGAGACTGGCAAAGTCGTCGTATTCAGAGAAATTGCTTTCTCGTCTTCGCTCGATGCTGTTCGACTGCGTGACTTATAGCATGTCGTCGAAAGTCATAGATTCTCAAAACGTCGGCGCTAAAGCATATCATGACAAAGTGGTCTCTGACTTGAGAGCTGCGCTTTATGGAAACGGAAACGAAAAAAGCTCAATTCGACGAAGAATTGAGCTACCAACAAAATAAGAAACGCGATGTCAGAGATAACGATTGAAGACTACTTCGGCAGACATGAGCTGTACCGCTTTATGTCTCGCACGATGTTCGACACGATGTGCGCTGCGTTCGCCAGCGGCAGCAAAACCTGCAAAATCTGCGACAGCGAACTTCGCGAACTGCATCGACGCTTCACTGCGTTTCGATTTGCAAAAGTACACAATATTTCAGATTCACTTGCCGAAAAGATATTGACAACATGAGCTTGAACATTTCCACACGCACGCGCGACGTTCAGATGCGATTCTTCGACGCTCTGAACTATCTCTTCGAGAGCAATGAGATTCAGGGCGGCTTACTTGAGTTCTGCAAGCGTCACAATCTCAACAGAACGAAATACTCGCTTCTCAAGAACGGCAGCTCTACGTCCGACGCTCGCATGACGTACCGAACTATCGACATCGACGCGCTGTCGTATCTCTGCACCGACTACGGCATCAGCGCACGCTGGCTTCTCACTGGCAGCGGCTCGATGCGCCGAAAGAAATAGACAGACATGATTGCACAGTACAGATACAAGTTCATCATGCACGCAGAGCGCAGCGGCTCGCTCTCTCTGAGGTTGCGTGTCACGCTGCGAGGCGAGCGACCGCTTGACTTCGCTGTCGGCTGCTCTGTACCGTCGCGAGACGACTTCGACGACGCGCGTATGCGCGTGCGCACGTCATGCGCGCGTGCGATAGATATAAATAGTAAGCTGTCAGAGCTTGAAACGCATCTGACAGACATCATGTCTCGTTTTGAGCATGTAGAGAAGCGACAGCCGTCGCGAGACGAGCTGTTGAACGCTCTCGACACAGCGACTGGTCGCATCGCGAATCGCACAGTCGTCGAAGACACAGACGACGTGTTCTTCGTCTTCGACAAGTTCGTCAGCTCTGTCGGCACACAGAATCAGTGGACGAACGCCACGCGACAGAAGTTCAATGCTCTGAAGAATCATCTGACAGTGTTCGAGCCGATGCTGAAGTTCAGCAAACTCGACGAAGACACGCTTCAACGCTTCGTGACATATCTGTCGCGCACGCAGAAGATGCGAAACACGACTGTCGCGAAACAGCTCGGTTTCCTGCGCTGGTTTCTGCGCTGGTCGTCGCAGCATGGATTCTATAGCGGCACACTGCATGAGACATTCAGACCGAAGCTCAAGGGCGCGAACTTCGAGCTGAAAGAAGTCGTCTTTCTCACACTCGACGAGCTTCAGACAGTAGAGACGCATGTCTTCAGTGCAGACAAAGCGCATCTTGAGCGCGCTCGCGACGTGTTCGTATTCTGCTGCTATACTGGTCTGCGATTCTCCGACGCAGCGAAGCTCAAGCGAAGTGACATTCATGACGACTACATCAGTGTCGTCACGAAGAAGACATCAGACAGACTGCGAATCGAGCTGAACATGCACTCGCGCGCGATTCTCGACAAGTACAGAGACGCAGAGCTACCGAACGAGCGCGCTCTGCCAGCGATAAGCAATCAGAAGACGAACGACTATCTCAAGGACATCGGCAAAGAGTGCGAACTGAACGACATCGTGCGCGATGTTTACTTCATCGGCAACGAGCGCATCGAAGAGACTCACCCGAAGCACGAAGTGCTGTCGACACACTGCGCGCGACGCACGTTCGTCGTCACTGCTCTTCAGCTCGGCGTGCCTGCCGAAGTCATAACACGCTGGACGGGTCACAGTGACTTGAAAGCGATGAAGCCGTACATCGCAATCGTCGACGAGCTGAAAGCAAAGAACATGTCGAAGTTCGACACGATATGAGAGAGCGCCACGATTCGCGCCACGATTTTTTGATACAAATGACGCTCACGAACAATCAGACATCGAAAACGACAAAAGGCAAATGTCTGATATAAGTGCAAATGAAGGTTAATGAATTTTCGTGAAATTCAAGATTCAAGTCCCATCTACTCCACAAACAAAACTCTGAATCAGTGCGTTGCAAAGTCGCGCCACGATTTGCGCCACGAAACGACCGAAAAAAGAAGCTCGAAGACATACTTCGAGCTTCTTTTCGTAATCGTGACACTCGCGTTTTCTGTCACTCAAGCTGTACAAACTCCGTGTACACGATTTTCGTGTGCGGATTGCTCGACATGATTTCTTGTCGTATCGCTTTTGTGCCGCATCTGAAGAATAAGAACTTTTTCGGCACTCTGTGGACGACTTGAATCAATGTGTCTGTACTTGTCACGTTGCACGCTACAGAATCGTTCGCGATGATGCCGTCGATATTACACCAAGCATCGCGCCAGCTGAATTGTTTCGCTCTGATGACCGTCGTGTCGTGTAAATAAACGGTGTCATGCAGCGGAACTTCTACGATGATTTCTGTCTGCGTCTGTGTCTGTGACGCGCTCTCGACGCGCTTGAGCTTTATTCCGAGCGTAGTCACTGCGTCTGCGAGTGTCTGCGAGTAAGCGTCAAGCTCTGCGTTCTTGAGCTGAAGACGTTCGATTGATGCAGCAGAGAGACTGTCTTTGACGACGTATGATGTCATGCCGTCGCGAAGTGTCTCGACATTGCTCTTCAGTCGCTTGTTCTCGCTGCTCAAGTATGACTGTCGCCACAGAGCGAAGAGTGCGAGAGCTACTGCTGCAATGATGATGATGATTTTGACTTTCGGTTTCATTGTTCTTTGAATTTGATTGTTTTACCTCTGTTGTCTATCAGATAGCCATACCCGATATTGTTGAGACGACGCAACCAGCCTTTCAAGAACTTCTTCTGTGTCGGTTTCGCTACGACAATGCGCTTGAAAAAAGCTTCGCGCTCTTTTTTGACAGCTTCAAAGAAGCTCTTCGCGTCCACGCTGTTGAGAGCTGCGAGCGTCTTCGCGCCGACAATGCCGTCGGCAGTGACACCGAGCATCCGTTGAGGTATCTTGATACCGTGTGCGCCGCTTCCCCAAACCCAGTCAACGAGTATGTTCGCGAGCGACTGACTTTTGATTTTGTCAGCTTTCCAACGATTCCAGTAGTGTGGACGAAGCACCGCGTTCACAGCTTCAGCGTCGCTGATGAGCTTCAAGTCGTCAACGTCGATGTCGCCGTCGCCGTCTTTGTCGTAGCCCACTTTGCGCCACGTCGCTATTGTAACGCCCTTGTTCGTCGCACCGCCTGCGTCGTCTTTGTCGTTCACGAAGCCACCCTCGAACGAGAGAATGAACGGTGCAAGAATCTCTATTTTTGCCATGTCAGAGTGTTATTTGATGATGAGATAAACGATGACGAGCTGAACGAGCGTCGCGAGAAGCCCGCCGATGAGACCAGCGAGACAGTCGAGCCAGTCCCACGCTGACCAGTCCCACTGTCGAATAGGCTTGTCGTCGCCGTTCGCATGGTGCACGTCTTTGAACTCCATGCCGCCGATGCACCCGATACCCATGAGAAGAGTGCCGAAGAGCGAGACGACAAAGATTCCGACAAGATGCTTCCAACGGTTGGAAGTCAGAAGCCAGCATTCTTTATTCATGTTCTGTCTCTCCTTTCGGTGCTTGTTGTTCGATTGCTATTCTGAAAGCTTCTTTGAAAGTGTCGTTCTCAAGCATCTTCGACAGCAGAGCTGCTGCATCTGACATTTCGCGCTTTATCTTCTTGTCTGCTTTCTCGCGAACGCTGATGAACTCGACGACACAGAGAAAGATGCCGACAAGACCAGTGATGACGGGAATGCCGACCAAGATATTGATGTGAAAAAGCTCGAACATCTTGCAGTAGAGAATCATGATGTCTACGCCCGCCGCGATGAGCATTCCACCCTCATAGGTGATGAACTTCGACAGCGTGCGCTTGAGACCGTAGGAAGAACGAACTTCGCCGCGCTGCTTTGCTTTATAGAGACCGCTTGCGAGGTCTATACACATCGCGAACAGAACGATGACGCAGAAGAAAACGACGATTTGAAGCATGTTTGCAATGTCATTATTATGATTCATTGTTTCTGATGTTTTACGGTTACTGGAATATGAGACATTTGCCGCTGCGCTGTATCGTGCAGTCGAGCGGGAACGCGTCTATCTGCGGCAATCCGTCGCGAAGACGCTGTTCGTTGATTGACGTGACCCGCGACTGCATCGTCTGCACTGTTTCGATTAAGTTGTCAGAGCCCGTAAAACACGAACGGCGCTCCCCGACGACTGCGCCGTTCTTATCTTTGACAAAATAATCTCCAGCTTCGTCGGCGCTCTCTTTGAAATCCGCGAAGACTATCTGCATCTGCATTCTCAAGTGAAGACGCGTCTTGTCGTTCTCGAACTTTGTCTTCTCGATTTTGACGCGCTCGATGACGATTCGTCGCCCGATTAAATCGTCAATCAAGATGCTTTTGCCGATGATAGTCGTCGTCTGAATACCGAGGTCGCTGAAACGTGCCATGTCTCGTTGTGTGTGTAATTAGAAGTTACACTCGTCGAGCATCGTGTCGATGTCGGCGAGGAAATGCAGATACTCTTCGTAACGGTCGACAGCCGTCTCGTCGTCAGTGATGCCGAGATTGAAGCTGTTGTAGGCGTTGACAAGCGCGAACTCTTCGCTCTCCGAGAGCGTGGCGCGAATGATTGCTTTCTTGATGTTCTTGCGCGTCGGCTCTTCGTAGATTCGCACAGTGCGATACTTGTAGCCTATCTTCGTAGGCTTCTTCTGACCCTCTTCAAGCTCTGTGTCGTCCTCGACATTGAAGTTGAAGATGTGACTGCCGTCATTGTCATGCTCCAGCGCGACGGGCGCGCCGTGAACGAGGTCGCAGTGCGCTTCGACTGCGGCGTTTGCTAAAGTGTAGTTCATAAGGAATCTTAATTTTTAATGTGTTCAACAAATTGACGCTGTCGCAATACTTGCACCAGCCCCACCACGAAGCGATTTGCTGCTTGTAGTATTTCTCTGACGGCAGCGTAGCTCTGTGATGCAGCTGCGCGACACGCTTGCACAGCGCACGTTTTACTTTCTTACGCATGAGCGTATGAGTGTGATAGAAGACGTAGCCGACGAAGTCGATGCCGCGCGCGTCGACTGGGAACACTTGATAATTCGCTTTGATGCGCAGCTTCAAGCCCGTAAGATAGTCGCGCATCTTGTCGAGTATGTCATGCAGTTCTGTCTTCGACGCAGCGAGAACGACAATGTCGTCTGCATACCGAAAGTAATACTTCACTTTCAGCGTCTCTTTCACATAATGGTCGAAATACGCCAGATATAGATTTGCGAGATACTGCGACATGTAGTTTCCAATCGGAAGACCTTTGCCGCGCTTCACGCCGTCAATAGTGTTGTGCGAATCGATTATCTCGTCGATAAGCTTCAGCAATCGTGCGTCTTTGATTTTGCGACGCACGATTTGCTTCAGCGTCTCATGGTCGACAGATTCGTAGAACTTTCTGATGTCTATCTTCAGACAGTATTTCGTGTTTGCACAGTCTTCGTCGAGCGCGTTTCGCACGTCGATTGCGCATTTGTGTATGCCGCGTTTCTTGATACAGCTGTAGGTCGTTTCGATGAACGACGCGACCCATATCGGCTCAAGCACATTCATGATTGCATGATGCACTATTCTGTCGGGGAAATACGGCAGACGGCAGATGTGTCGCTCTTTAGGCTCGAATATCGTGAACGTCTCATATCTCGAAGTGTGATAGTCGCAATTCTTCAGCACTTCGTGCAGACGCATGATGTTCGCTTCGCGCTCTTTGTCATGACGACGCACACCGTACGACTTGAGCTTACCTTTGCGAGCTTTCTCGTCGGCAAGCTTCAAGTTGTCGATGCTGATGATTGTGTCATATAGATTGCCGTAGCGTTTCATCTGTCTTCGTTTGTTTTGTTTGCTTGTTTTGTTCGTCTTCTTCGCGTGAGCTACCAAAGCCGATTTGCAAGTCTGATTTATTTTTTGCCTGCGAAAGTCGCGATGCTTCGCATTGTGCGCACGCGTGCGCTTTTGGGGCAAGGTCTCCGACGGTGTGTTATATCATGTGGGCGATACAACAATCTCTGTAAGCATAGCTGCGAGCCGATATTCGCATTCGTATTCGAGGGCGCATTATTCGCGTTACCGTAGGCGAAGCCCGCATTCGCACCATTATTCGCATTACCGCTGAAATGGAAAGCCCGCATCGTCGAACAACCTATCATTTTTGTTTGTCTTTGAGTGTTTTGACTACTGTTTTTCCTGCGCGCCGCGCAGGCGGATTTCGTATTTCGGATTCGTTCTCTTCTTTTTCGTTGCTTTAAGCTGCACTGGTGTACAAGCAAAGCCGCGAGCCGATATACGCAAACGTATACGAGGGCGCATTAGTCGCGTGACCGCAGGCGAAGCCCGCATGCGCACCATAAGCCGCACCACCGCCGAAAAGGAAAGCCCGCAGCCCATCTGCTTGATAGTAGTAGTCACAGAAATAGGTCGTGTCGCTCGCACCGACAGCTGTGCAGATGATGTCGCCGTACTCGCCGAACATTATCGACTTCACAT